AAAGCAAACTCCGTGCCATTCCAGAAGTCAACCTTTGGGATGACAAAAGTCCCAGTATTCTACCCCTGAGTAGAATACGAACAAAAGGCGAAGATAATATAATACTTTCGCTTTCGAATAATAGTGAGAACTATTCCATTATCAACTTTCACAAATCCGTCGGGGCCGGTTTCCTACTTGATTCCCCCCTGTTTCATACCTGTTTCATACCTCTTTCCCCCCTACGATTATCCCCTAAGTGGCCGCGAGTCAACGAGTTAGGGGAACCCCTCCCCCTCTAATGGAAGTCGATACCCCCTGTTTCAGCCATATGTCACCTAGAGAGGACAGTGGCATAATGTTATGGTATTATATATTAAAAAAAAAAAAAAAAAAAAAATAAAAAGGAAACAAAACCCTGTCCCGTGGTGTCCTATTCTGGTGACATACCCTCGAAAGTGGCACCCCGGTCTTACCCTAGTCCCCCTCCCCCTCTGCTAACCTCTTGCAAATGAAGCACTTAGCCCGAAAAGGCAGGTAGGAAATCGGTAGGAACCAGTATGGAATCAGGGTAGAATCCGGTAGGAATCAGCTCGTATACGATTCCGTTATGAATCTGAGAGCTAATTTGGAATATAGATGCGATGCTGCAATTAGCAGAGCGACCTGCTTAATATGAACCTTACAATTAGCAGCAAGACTACCCTATAATGAACGTCGCAATTAGCAGTTACCCCGCCCCGCGAGGAACCTTGCTATCATCAATAATAAGGTGGGAATAACTACTAGGTAGGACTACGCAATTAGCAGACGGGCCGCCCCATAAAAATAAAAAGGGGGAGGTTTCCCTCCCCTCTTTTCTACCTCACCAGGTCGAACTTGTGACGCTGGTATCGAATTTGCCGAATCTGATGGACTACCTGGACCGGAGTGGAGTATTCCAAAATCTTTGCCAAGTCTCCGAGGTTTGAAAAGGTTGCAGGTTTCAAATCTGAGCCGTCAAACGTCTGAAACTTGAAACTGACCGAGTGCTCGGTGCGCTGATATTCGGTGTAGGGAATCTCTTTTGGTATCGGTGCAACGCAACCGATACAATCGCAGTCCTGAGTATGTTTCATAGTTCCTCCAATAGTTAGGGTTAAAACCCCGAATAAGAGGCGAGTCTTGACTAGTTAGTTAGAGTCTCCCGACTCAGTTTCGGGAGCGGTTGCGGTTGCGGCCAGAAGTGCAGCAACCGTCTTACGAGCGATATCCTCGGAAACACCCAGACGGATGTAATCGCGGACCATACGCTCTTTGATATCCTCGGCGGATACCTCAGACGGACGGTAAGGCAGTAGCGCGGCCTGATACGCATTGGACCGGGCGTTAGCCTTGAGAATGTCGTTAACCATACCCACTACTGACCACTTTTTGTCAGTAATGACAGTTTCGGCCTCCGTCTGCGTGTCGCAAACGGAATACTCGAAACTCTTTTCTACCTTTTTCCCGGCCTCGGGATGGCCCTCGGGAACGGAGAAGGTGAACTTTGCGATTTTGGTCTGCATACTGTCCCTTTAAGGTGACAGTCTCGACTCGCCTCTTATTCGGTTGTCAAAGAGCCAACGTCTACCCTACTCTATAGCAACCGGTGTGCCATCGTCCGGCCTGAAAACACGCGGTTTTCCTAATGTTTTCGCGTCGATATTCTCAACAGTATAATGGAAGCCTCATATATCAGGGGGCCGAGTGTCCCGATTCGGGGCACCGAGGGCTAACCCCAATCCTATCAATGAGTTAGGTGCCTACATAAATTGGTGTCTCATTCTGACAATTAGCCCCAAATTTTGGAGGGTGCGAAACCTGCGCGGGGGGCACTCATAAGCAATACCCATACCGGAATACCGCTCAGACTGTGAACGTAAAGTTGGCATGGAATTTGCCGCTATTGCAATCATCTGACTGAGTATAATATTATTTCGATGGGACTCCAGTGGAAAATTCTAGGAAAAAAAGAAAAATTTGACTTTCAGTTTCCGTTATGCTATCCTGTTCCTGTAGGGAAAGCTCTGAAAACTGGGTAATATTATTAGGATAGGAGAAAGAAAATGCCTACAGGTGCAGCTACGGTAACGGCTAAGACTGGTCCAGCTAAACAGGCTACTACACTGGCTCTTGCCGGAGTCACATCTTTTGTCATTGATATTAAGCGTCAGGTAGTTCAGATTTATCAGGGTAATGAACTTACCGGACCCGCGAAGGAATTTGACCTTACTGGTGTTACTACTATTACGGATACTATTACTTCCACTAACCATGCTTTCGTTATCTCTTAATTCCTTTAACACCGGAGAAATCCGATGCCTATGGGAATTGTGTCCGACAAGGACTTTGATAAAGCACTAAATGACGTAACTCCATGCCCTCCAATGCCGTTGGGTAGAGGAACTGGTGTCGCTATCGTTCCAATAAATAAAGGACGAGGCGAAGGTAATGTAGAAGTTCCAGAGGGATTACGGAAAATTATTGGTGAAGAAGCTGCTGTCAATGGACGCCAATCAGCACTAGAGATAGCAGATAAGTTCGGTATTAGTCCTTCCTCAGTCTCAGCCTACACTCACGGTTCCACTTCTACTTCTTCTTACGACCAACAGCCTAATCTTACTCATATCAATGAGGCGAAGCTACGTGTAGCTAAGAAGGCTCGTAATAGACTTGTCATGGCACTCAATTCTCTTACACAAGAGAAGATTGAAGGTGCGAAGGCTAAGGATATTGCAGGCGTAGCTAAGGATATGGCTGCTGTCATTAAGACTATGGAACCTGAAGGCCCAAAGACTAATGGTAACTCTGGTCCTACATTTATCTTCTACTCTCCTCAGATGAGGCGCGAAGAAGTATTCGATGTTGTTAGAGTAAAGGAATAAACCAATGCAGCTCCTATCAATCGGATATCCACAGACTCTAACTCAGAATGTAATCTATGCGCTTCCTGCGAGGCGCTGCCTTCTGTTTGTAGATACAGCGGGAGCTGCACTTGAACAGTCCAATACCGATGTAATGACAGCAGATGTGAATATTACATTGGTTGATGGACAGAAGGAAGTAGCTGGTGGCTTTATTCGTAGCACCGCTGCTGATTGTATCGTAACTCTGAAACCATTGTAAGGAGACAACATGATTCTACAGGGTTATAAGACATATATCATTGCGGCTATCACGGCTCTAGTTACTGTTGCTCATTCACTTGGTTATATTGATGATGCAACGTATCAGACAATTCTTGCACTCTTGGCTTCTCTTGGTGGTGCTACACTAGCTGCGAAGATTAATAGGGTTTCGGATAGACTGAAGTAGTATGAGTTTCGATAAGGGGTTCTGGAAACCAAATAGGAAGCAGGAGGCTTTTCTTGCACTCCCTACTTCAATATTTGAGGCGTTCTATGGAGGAGGAAACGCCTCTGGAAAATCGGATGTGCTGCTTGTATATGGACTTATCCACAGGTGGCATGAGAATCCAAATTTTAAGCAAGTCTTTATGCGACGAACTTTTCCCGAGTTGCGGAACGAGATTGTTCCTCGTTCCCGCGAAATATATCCTAAGTTCGGAGCATCATTTAATAAAACTGATATGGTCTGGACCTTTCCTAGACCCGACCAATATGGAGGAACAGGGTTAGCTAACGAAGGAGCGATGATTTTCTTGGGTCATTGTGAGGAGGAATCAGATGTTCACAAGTATGACTCAATGGAAATCAACTTATTCACTCCCGACGAGCTTACGTCCTTCACCGAATACATTTACTTATACATCGGGTTTACACGAGTTAGAACGAAAGTTCCCGAACTTCCAGCAATTATTCGATGCGCGGGGATGCCAGGAGGTATCGGTCACACTTTCGTTAAGAAGCGATTTGTTACACCTTACCCTGACGGTGGAAAAATAATTGTAGGTAAGGGAAATGTTAAACGATTCTACGTTCATTCTACGGTCGCTGATAATCCTCACGCTGACCCTGAATATAGTGCTCGTCTTGATGGTATTCCGTCTGAAGCGGAACGTAAAGCGCGTAAGTTTGGTGATTGGGATGCTTATCAGGGACAAGTATTTGATGAATTTAGAGATAGACACTATCCAGATGAGCCAGATAACGCGATACATGTTGTCCCACCCTTCTCAATTCCCGATTGGTGGCCTAAGATGGTTATCGGGGATTGGGGTTTCGCGGCGATGACATATATTGGGTTTTATGCTATTTCTCCTCAAAAGAAACTGTATCTATATCGTGAACTTTACTGGTTGAAAACCAAGATTGAGGAATGGGCACCAATTATTAAAGCGTTCGTTGAACGCGAGAATCCGAAGGTTGTTAAGTTCTGTCGGTCTGCTGGTCAGGATAGAGGACAAGAACATACTATCCAACAGCAGATTGAACACGCGCTAGGTAGACCGATAGAACTTAGCAATAATACTCCGGGTTCGCGTGTTGCTGGTAAGATGCTATTGCATGAATATTTGCGATGGAAACCAAAGCCGGTTGTTCCTCCATCAGAATTGCCAACTTATAGCGAAGAATATGCGATGTGGGTTCTTCGTAATAAGGGACTAGATGATTATAAAGCGTATCTCAAACTATTTGACCCTCCCGAGGAGGAAAAGAATATTCCGAAATTGCAGATATTCAAATGCGAAGAAGCTGGTAATCATGATGGTCATCCTAATTGCTGTCCCTTAATGATTGATGCAATTAGGGCTTGTAGTTATGATAAGCCTAAGGATAACAAACCTGCTGAGGATGTTGCGACGTTTGAAGGTGATGACCCTTACGATGACTTGCGCTATGCAGTAGATTCAGCAGAACGATACTTCGTAGAGGCGGCTAAGGAATTTGCGAAGATACAGAAAGCAGAGTTTCTTAGTGAAGTATTAAGTGGAAATAGAGATTGGACAGCCTATTATCGAAATATGCGTTCAGTCGATGCGGCTCCTAAGATGCAAGTTGTAAGCAGGTTTAGTCATGGACGTAGGTGAGAAACTTGGAGTAGGAGTCATACTGGTTGTTGTAGTAATCTGGACTTATCTTATTTGGAATGTAGTAAGCGGAGTATGGTAATGAAAAAGATTTTGTTTGCAATCATACTCGTTCTTGTTGCATCGGTGGTGTATGCGCAGCCACCTGTAACAAGCGGAAACAAAATAGGGTGGGACCAAGCTGCCCCAACATTGGCAGAGGCACAGGGATACACTTATAAATATTACCCTGATTCTGCGACAGTAGGGACCACCCTAGTTTCCGTTACTTGTGCTGGAACTGTGTCACCTTATCAGTGTGAAGTTGCATTTCCAGCATTTACTCCGGGTCCACATACTCTCACTCTCACAGCAAGCAATATTGCAGGGGAGAGCGTTAAGTCTGCCCCTTTAAGTTTCGCTTTCGTCGTAACTCCGGGCGCTCCTACGAATTTGAGGATTAAATGAGTAACTGGTTTCATAAGTTCTTTAATCCACACTGTCCTCATTGTAAAGAGGAGCTTGAGTATGCGCGAGTTTGTCTATCGTGTGAAACTCTTAGGGCGCAACTTGAGATTTCTCGCCTTGAAAATAAAAGACTTCTTGATAGGATTTTAGAGAAGCCTGAACCTGAAGCACCACGCGCTCCAGTGGAAGTATCAGTCCCTAAGAATATTCCCTGGAATGTGCGTAGACAAATGCTAGAAGCAGAGGACCGTGAAAGAGCAAGGCTCTTGCGTGAAGCTCCTAAACCTTCTGTGGAAGATTTGGAAAAGGAATTAGACATTGCCGCCACCCAAAGAGAAAAAACTAGCTAATCCCTCTCCTGAAAAGCAGAGGGAATTGCTAGATAGAACGGCTGCTGGCGTAATGGTTCATATGCCAGATGCAAAGGTAAATAAGGTTCGTCCTTATAATGCCTTTGAACGATATTTCATGGGTAAGGATACGGGTGGACTAGCTTATCCTAATAATACTATTGCTATTAATATGGAGAGGGCACAGAATCCTAACGATATGATTGACCTTCTGGTTCATGAGTTTACTCATACTAAGCAGAAGCCACGAAGTTTGTGGCAGGCTTATAAGGAACGTAATATTCCAGTTTCTCAACGTCCTGAAGAAAGAGAAGCTGAAATTGCTCAGGTAAAGTATCCTTATAGACCTAAAGGTCGAGATACACAGTTGAGGTAATCATGCCACTCTCCAAATATTACGGTGGCTCTGGCGAAAAAGTCATGGCTTCTATGAAGAAGCGATATGGCAAGGATAAGGGTGAGCGTGTATTCTATGCCACAGCTAATAAGCGTGGACTAGACGCGGGGCCATCTAAAAAAGTTAAGAAAGAACACGGAGTATAACATGGCTGGACTTGCAGGTGGATGGGGTAGATGGGGACAGCCTCTTGCGGATGTTTATAAACCAGCACCGCAGGAACAACAGAATCAGCAGGCTGGATATGATGTAGGTAAGTGGAATTCACTTCCTGCATCTGAACAGCAGAAGTATCAGGCTGGCGGAGGCGCTCCAGGTATTAATACTGCACCATCTAAACCTAAGATGCAGTTTGCATACAATACTGGAGATAGAAACGCTCCACGCCCTAATTTCCGTTATTCAGGAATGATGGGTAATCAGGGTATTCTTCCCCAAGTTGGCGACCCATTCCGTAGGTATGGAACTGTGCAGGGTGGTAAAGTAATTCCTCCACAGAATCCATTTGCAGAACCTCCTGGTATTAGATATACTCCGGGTGGAACTTGGGAAGGTGGGGGTCCAGGTCCAATTAATACTGGTCCATCTCAGTTACCTCCTAATATGGAAACTCCGGGTGGTGGTGGAAATCCTTGGCTAGAAAGGGGCGGATTTACAGGGGGTCAAATGCCTCCCGGAATAGGTAGTGGAACTGCTGGAGCTTCGTCTGGACTTTGGAATCCTCAAGCTCCTAAAATGGACCCTAATACTGGTCAATGGACTATTCCTCCCCCTCCTTCATTTGAATTTGACCCCGGCTTAGTAGGACCATCAACTCCTCCAGGGTTGAGAATTCCTAGACGTAATCCTATGGGTGGTGGTAGATATACTGACCCCAATCGTGCAAGTATTCCGGATATGCAGCAGGGAAATCCTATGGCTAATAGAGGATTCCGTGGTGCATATGGTGGAGCAGGTGCATCACTACCCAATAGGCCATTTAGAAACAATCTCTTTTACTAAGAGTTTCTAATGTCTAAAGAATACGACGAGGAAATCCAGCGTCTCTTGAAAGAAGTGGTTAGCCACTTCGATAGAGAAGATAGACAGATTAGGGAACGCCAAATTCGCACTTGGCGTAGGCTAAAGCTGTTTTGGGAGGGGTTTCAGAAAGCGTGGTATAGTGAAGTAGCGCATGACTGGCGTATCTGGGATGAAGTTCAAACCGACGATACTCAACAGTCTTATTATGATAAGCCCATTAACGTATTCCGCGCTTATTTGGAGTCTATCATCGCGGCACTTAGCGTGGTCGTCCCTCCTGTTAAGTGCTATCCTGATGATGCAGATAATACTCTCGATTTGGCTACTGCGAAAGCTGGCGATAAAATTGCTCAGCTAATCTATCGTCATAATAATGTTCAGCTAACTTGGCTCCATGCTTTGTTCATTTACTGCACAGAAGGTATGGTTGCGGGTTACACTTATCCGAAGTCGGATGAATATTTTGGAACTTATGCTGAGGATGAGAAAGAGGAAATTCAGGAACAGCATCAAGTAGTTTCATGTCCTCAGTGTGGTTACAATATTGAGGATAAGCAGCTTAATCATGAACTTGGTGAGTTGCATGAAGAAAAGCAGGAACAGCAGCAGGAAGATGAATATACTACTGTTCTGAAGCGTGACGATGATGATTATGAACCAGAGATGTGTCCTGCGTGTGGACAGGTTATTCAGCCTCTAGTTCAGCAGGAAGATTTCCTTGTTACTCGTATTGTAGGAACTACACATAAGCCTAAAACCCGAATCATGATTGATTGTTTCGGGGGACTGTATGTAAAGGTTCCTATCTATGCACGTAAGCAGGAAGATTGTCCTTATCTTATTTTCAGTTATGAAACGCATTATGCTAATGCGATTGAAAAGTATCAGCATCTTCATGGTAAACTAACTGCTAAGGAAAGAGATAAGATTGAATCGTCAGTAGGACCGAAAGACCCTTATGAACAGTGGGGCCGTTTATCTCCACAGTATCAGGGTGCATATCCTACTAATAACGTAACTATTCGAGAAGCATGGCTCCGCCCCGCAGCCTTTAATGTTCTTCAGGATGAGGACTGTGTAAAGAAACTCAAGAAAGAGTTTCCTAATGGAGCGAAGGTGTGTCTTGTCAATGATGAATTTGGAGACGCCTACAACGAAAGACTCGACGACGCCTGGACACTCACCTATAATCCTCTTTCTGACTATTTGCATCATGACCCTCTTGGTCTGTTACTTGTTAGTGTTCAGGAAATTACTAATGACCTTATTTCCCTCACTCTCCAGACTATTGAGCATGGAATAGGTCAGACATTTGCTGACCCCGCTGTATTGAACTTTAATGCTTACCGTCAGATGGAGTCTGTTCCTGGCGGTATTTATGAGGCTATTCCTAAGTCGGGTAAATCACTACAAGACGGATTCTTTGAAATTAAAACTGCGAATCTTTCGCCAGAGGTTCAACCTTTTGCAACTCAAATCCAGGGACTCGCGCAACTTGTATCAGGCGCTCTCCCATCCTTGTTTGGTGGCTCACTACAAGGAAGTGAAACTGCATCACAGTATTCAATGTCTCGTGCGCAAGCACTACAGAGACTCCAGAACACATGGAAAATTTTTACAATCTGGTGGAAGGAAATCTTTGGTAAAGTCATTCCCGCGTTCATCCAAGAAGTAAAGGAAGATGAACGTGATGTTGAACGTGATGCTGATGGTAACTTTATCAATACGTTCATTCGCAAAGCAGAGCTTGAAGGAAAGATTGGTAGGGTAGAACTTGAGGCTAATGAGAATTTGCCTCTTACATGGTCACAGCAGAAGGATATCATTATGCAGCTTTTGACGGCTGCTAATCCTGAGATTCTTGCTGTGATTGGTTCACCTGAGAATCTTCCCATGATTCGGGAAGCTATTGGTCTTACAGATTTCTTTGTTCCTGGAGAGGACGATAGAAATCATCAGTATGATGAAATCAAGCTTCTATTGAGTTCTGAGCCAATGCCTACAGGCGACCCAATGATGCCTGAAATGCCCTCAGTAGAAGTTGACCCAATGATGGAGAATCATGCTATTGAGTTTGAGATTTGTAGAAAGTGGGCTGTAAGCCCTGCTGGTCAGCAAGCTAAGATGGATAATCCTCCAGGATATAAGAATGTTCTTTTGCACGCTAAAATGCACTATGAACTAATGCAGCAGAATATGATGATGCAACAGGCTCCAGGTAATGAGCAAGGTGCGGCTCCGCCTGAAAAGCCCAACCCGAAGGAACTTCAACCAGAAGCACCCATTCAAGGAGAAGGAAATGTCGCTACCCAGCAATAGTGTAGGAACTTCCGCTGTTAATACTCCGGTAACTGACGGAGAAATGAATCATGAAGATGTAATTGATTTCTTGGCAGATGATGATGAAAAAGAAGTTCTTCCCCTAGAGAAGCCTAAAGCTGAAGATGCTGGACAGGGTGAAAAGGGAGAAGAAGGAAAAGAAGAAGTAGACGAACTTCTTGAAATTGAACAGGAACTAGAAGGCCCAACAGATGAACAGTTGGAACTTGTAACACCTGTTCGACGTAAGGAAATTCTTTCTAAGTATCCTAATCTTTTCAAAGAATTTCCTTATCTCGAAAAGGCATATTACAGGGAACAACAGTTCACTGAGCTTCTTCCTACGATTGATGATGCTAAGGCTGCTGTAGAAGCCAAGCAGACTCTCGATAGGATGGAAGCTGATGTAATGGGTGGAAACACCGAACTTATCCTTAAGGCTGTTAGAGAACAGAATCCTAAAGGATTTGCAAAACTGGTTGATGAATACCTCCCGACTCTTGCGCGTGTAGACGAGCGAGCATATTATCATGTGCTTAGTAACGTCACAAAGCATACCATTGTAGCGATGGTGCGCGAGGCTCGGAGAAGTGGTAATGAGGCTCTGCAATCAGCAGCACAGCTTGTTAACCAGTTTGTGTTTGGAACTAGTGATTTCCAGCCTCCTCAGCCACTTTCTAGGCCAGCGCCGGAAGATGGTAAGGATAAGGAACTGGAACAGAAAGAACAGCAGTTTGTTAGACAGCAGTTTGAATCTGCTGTTGGTGATTTGAATACTCGTATTAATAATACTCTTAAGAATACCATTGAAGCCAATATTGACCCTAAGAAATCCATGACTGAGTATGTTCGCAAAAATGCGAGCAGAGAAGCTATGGAAATGCTAGAGTCAGTTTTGGGTAAGGATGCACGGTTTACTGCGTTGAAGGATAAACTGTGGGAATCCGCTTTCAAGGAGAACTTTAGCAAGGCATCTATTGACCGTATTAAATCCGCTTATCTGTCCAGAGCAAAAACACTGTTGCCATCAGTGATTAAAAAGGCCAGAAACGATGCTCTTAAAGGACTGGGTAAGCGTAGCGACGAGGAGGAGACTCCCAATAAGAGTCCAATTTCGGTAGGACGGCCACGTTCTCAAGATTCAAGAGGTGGCAAGATTTCTAAAGCGAGCGACATTCCGAAAGGGATGCGAACTATTGACTTTTTGATGCAGGATTGAGGACAACATGGCTGTTGTTGAATCACAGGTAGCGGGTCTTGAATTGGAACGTGTGATTCCAAAGATTCGCGTTCTGTTTGAGCGAGATGATAAGTTCTACGCTAACGTGAAGAAGCGTGACGTAGAAAAAATCTCTAACAGGCAGATGCGCGTTCCGTTGGAACTTCGCCCTGGTGGTAGCTTTCAGTATTTTAATGCTGATGGTGGCGACCTGGGACGCGGTGGTGGTCCGACCTTCGATAAGGCTGTTCTGACAAGTGTATTCGTTAGTGAGAATATCGAATACACGAAGCTGACAGAGTGGGCCACTGATGATGAGCGTAAGGCTGTGACTAACGGAGTTCGCAGACTTACGGCTACTGCATTGGATGAGCTTCGTCGTCAGTTGGATGCTCAGATGATGCAGGCTGGAGACGGTGTTGTTGGTGTTATCAGCGCCGTTTCTACTGCGGGTGGTGTTGATACCTATACACTTGGAACTGATGGCTTTGGCGCACGTTTGGTGCGTTATGGACAGACTGTTCAGGTGTTTGATACTGCTCTTGGTGTTCTGCGTGGTAGTGGTGTCATTACCAAGTGGGATGTTGAGAATAAGAGTATCGACGTAACCCCGGCTGTTGCTGGTGCTATTGCCACTGATAAGCTGGTTACGAATGGTATCTCCACTCCTACTTCTCTCCCTGCATTGTATGGTGTGCCGTATCATCATTCCAATGCTTCTACTGGAACGTGGCTCGGGTTTAGCCGTTCTGCTACTCCTGAGATTCGTGCAAACCGTGTTAATGGTTTGAACGCTGCATTGTCACTTCCGTTGCCGCGTCTTGCGATGAACAAGATTGGCAACCGTGTTGGAATTGACAATACGTTTAAGCCTACTGCATGGTTGCATCCTTGCCAGAAGCAGGCTTACGAGGAAATCGGACAGCTTGTTTCCATTATCCACAAGTTGCCGAAGGAAGAATCACTGAATATGTATTTCGGTGATGGTATGCAGATGGCTGGTGCTAGTCTGCGTGATTCCTTCAACTGGGATAAGAAGCGTATTGACTTCATCGTTGATGAAGTGTGGGGTCGCGGTGAGATTCTTCCCATTGGTTTCTATACAACCGATGGTCGTCGAATCTTTGAAATCCGTGGTCCTTCGGGTGGTGTGGCTACTGCTGACATCTTCTATATGGTCGTGGGTATGCAGACGTTCGTTACGAATCCTGCTGCTTGCGCTTATATTGATGCGTTGGCAGTTCCCACTGGTTATTAACTGGTATTAAGGTAAAAGGAGGAAAACAATGTCTGACCTTAATCACCAGAACATCAACACTGTCAACAGTGGTTTGCAGCCTACTCCTACTCGTATGGCTGCTGCTGCTACGATTGCTCCTACTACGTTCCTCACTGTGTTGAGTGCAGGACCGGCTGTAGCGACAATCACTCCCCCTGTCACTGGCGCACATATGCTCGCGCTTATGTTCGCTGATGCAACAGGTGTTACTAACACGGGTAATATTTCGGCGGTAGTTGCTTCCGTTGCACTCCGACCGATGTTGCTGATTTACGACCCAGTGTCGGGAAATTACTTCCCGGTTACTACGGCGTAAATAAAAAGGTGGGGCGCGCATACCTATATCCAACGCGCATTTCTCTGGCGTAACAACGCTGGTCCTTGAGACTGGAGAAAAGTAATGATTGCTGGCTTCTGGCGTGACCTTCGGCAAGATAGCCGTAGGGTAATGTTGGGCGACCATGACTATGGAACACAGAGAGTGTTTTATCTGTTTCCGCAGGGTGGTGGTCCATCAGGTTCTTTCACCTTTGAAACATTCTCTGATATGGCACCACATCTCCGAAGTCGAGATATTGTGCTTCTGTCAGGTGTGTTGAGGGAACAGGCTATTACGCCTGTTGGTGTGTATGATGTTACCATTGTAGGTGCTGCTAATCAGCCTCGTCAGGCTACGAATAGTGGTGTTCCTACTGGTGGTGGTGCATCATGGTTGGCTCCTACATCTCCAGTAGCAACTACGCCTCTGTTGCAGGTTATTGAACAGGGTTGGGATATTCAGAATATCCAGTTTGCTCCTGTGGCAGCTTCAGATTGTATTCGTTTCCGTCGTATGGAAACTACTACAATCCCTGACGGCTCGCATGGTAGAGTGAGGGGTTGTTACTTCTCTACTGGTGGCGCTGCTGGTCATGGCGTTAATCTGGGAGAATGTAAGCGTATTGTTGTTGAAGATTGCCAGTTTGAAGGTCTTACAGGTGCGGGTGGAACTGCTATTCGGCGTAGTGCTGATGGTGGTATCGCCAATACCTCGTATTGTATCATTCAGCGCAATATCTTCACTGGCTGTGCCAATGATATTATTCTTGCAAATGGGACTAACATCCTTGTGCGAGATAATATCTTTGAAGCGGCAGTTGATGGCGCTCGTAAGTTCATTCAGGTTACAGGTGCTAATCTGTTTAGCCTGAATAACTACTTCCGGCAGGTAGCTACTGCTGGATATAGCGTTGCCAATGGGTTTGAAGGTGGCGCTACTGATACGTGGCGTAATTGGGTCAATGATGCGGCAGATGCGATTGTGGCTAATCCGGCGTAGGTCTGCATAACTGAGGGGGGAGGGGTATTAGTCAGGCTCCGACTAGTATCCCTCCCCAGGGGATTATGGAACTAGCAGAACCCATTGAATCAATCAATCAGCAGTTGATAGACCTTTTTGGCCTAGATACTGCAACTGGACAGCCTATCTTTAGGATTGTGTGGTCAGAGGACCAACTTGAGAAGCGTTTGACCGATAGAAGTGAGAAGGGACTTATTCTTCCATTTCCAATGGTGAAACTTCTTCCCAAGTATCAGTGGATTAAAGAGAAGTTTGTCCTTGAGAGACTCGTAATTGTTCCAGAACAGAATATTCAAGAGCTTGCAGGTATTAAACTATCGTATGAACCTCTCTGGGTGTTCAAAGGTAAGAACGAGGAGTATGTTCCGCCCACACTTTGGGCTGCAAAGTTTGTAATCGACACTCTTTATGCCGCTATGGGCAAAACGAGTTTGGCAAAATACGTGGATGAAGCTGAAAAATATCCCGAAGAAGCTAAAAGACAGCGTGTTAAGAAGCTGGAGGAAGAACTTTTTGGTGATGAATCGAATCTTTTAGGCAGAACGGTGACAGGAGAGGCTATTGTGGTGCCTCAATCGTTTGAAACCACACAGAAAGAGAGCTAATCATGTCAGTAGTTGGCGAATTTCCGGGTCAGCAGGCTTTTAGGCGTCGAACTATTCGTGGTCCAGTGAATCCTATGGATAAAACTACTCTTGTGAGCATTTATCCATCGGAAATCATTGAAACTAAGCCCACAATTCAGCCGGGAGTGTTCCATATTCCTGCTGGAAGCTATGAAAAGCCTGCTATCGTAGTTTTGGGACCGAGTAGCTGGTGGCGAGAGATTGATTTGGACCAGCCGTTGCTTGAAATTCCAGTTTCAAGTATTCAGGTAGCTGATTCTGTCATTAAGGACTACTGTAACGGTATTCTTGGCTGTGATATGGCAGGTGCTATGCCGGGATTGTTCTATATTCCTGGTGAGCATGACCTAGAGGATATTCGTAAGAATTATAAGAAGGATTTGGACGCTGCTTTGGCTAGGCAGCGTAATTGGTATTCAGCTCTGATTAAATTGGCTGATTCTCTGTGGGCGCGTTCAAGTGGTAATCCCCTTGCAATTAGCGATACTATGAGACTGGCTGCAAAAGAGATGAATCAGACTAAGGACTGGATGAAAGACTTTAGAATGGTGGATACTGTTCGTTGCAAGGCTTGTGGTGGGCTACTTAATCCTATGTTTCCGGTTTGCCCAACTTGTAAGGCTATTAACGACCCCGCGAAAGCTAAGGAGTTGGGCCTTACATTTGCACAGTAGGTTAAAATGGCTACTGTAGACCTCGTTGCATCTACTGTTCTAGCTAAATCAGCAACTCTGCTGAATGATACGGCGAGGACTGTCTATACTTATACGGCTGTCCTCCCGTATCTTCAGATAGCTCTACAGGAGTTACAAGAACATTTTGAACTAAACAATATTCAGTCAACTCAGCTTACTTCCGCAGTTATTCCAGTTAATGCGGGAGTAACTTCATTGACTTTCAATGTTATTCCAGGGTTGCCTAGTGATATGATTGAGCCTCAGCAAGTTTGGGAAAGAGAACGGGGTATTGACCCGTTTGTTCCTATGGCGAGGCGAGATTATATTCCACATAATCTTGAAGGAACACCCACAGGTAGATTTAGTTTCTATGTGTGGGAAAACAATATAATGAAGTTCCTTGAATGTAATAGAGATAATGACGTTAAAATCGACTATATTAAAGACTTGTTCACACCACTGGTGGATGAGAATTCCCTTATTAATTGTATTAATGGTGCAACTTTCTTGGAATATCGCACGGCTGCTCTTTGTGCGGAGTTTATTGAACGTAATCAAGCTAATGCGAACGCTCTTAATGTCTATGCAGTAATGGGATTGGATAGAGCTACGGGCATTGGAGTTAAGGGTAAGCAGACTATTCTTACTCGTCGTAGGCCGTTTAGAGCTGCCTTTAAGAAGCGTGGATTCATGACATGAGAGAGCATGAACCTATAAGATTGGAAAGTTTTAATGGTCTATATAATCGAGGAACTATCGTCGATACGCCATTAGACCATTTTAGCGAGTGCTGGAATCTAAAGTTCATTGGAGACAATGCTTTCGGTTCGCGTGATGGAATTGGTCTACATCAGAGTCTAGCTACTCCTACTCAGAATATTCTGAGGATATATAATTATCCTACAGCAGATAAACAGACCCTTCTAGTTCTAACAACAGGGGGTAAGATTTATCATGTAGTAGATGGATTGACTGTATTTGGACCTATTCTTACTATTGCTAATATGACTGATTTTGGCTTTGTTCCATATGCAGGACGAGCATATATCACTCCATTTACTACTGCATTAGTAGATGAGCTGAATCGTGAACGAGGGCTTCAAAGTGAGTTCCTTTACGTTTACAAAGGTGATGGAACTGCTGCGCGTAAAGCTGCGGGTGCTGGCCCAACTACCGCTCTTGTTCCTGCGAATGGTGCTGCTGGCTATACTGATGCTGGTGTGCATATTTTTGGCTATGTTTTCGAAACTGACACGGGTTATCTTTCCGCCCCCGGAGGACTAGTAGCATTTACTACTGGAGCAGCGTTATCAGTATCATTTACTGGTGTAGCTGTTAGTCCTCTAGCTCATGTAACTAAACGACATATTGTAGCTTCTAAGGTAATTCAGACGTATAACGGTGATGTAAATGGCTATCAACTATTCTTCATTCCGGGTGCTACAATTCCTAATAACACGGGCACCGTCCTCGCTAATCAATCTTTCTTTGATGCTGATTTATTGCTTGACGCCTCTCATCTTACTGATAACTTCGCGGAAATTCCGGCGGGAGTTGGACTCTGCACTTACCACAATCGACTTGTAACCTATTGTGACTACAATAACGTGTCACTTGGATATGCAAGTGCAGTAGGCGAACCCGAAGCTATCAATCAAATTGACGGTGTATTATTGATGCCGCCAGATGGTAATCCAATTACCAATGCGGCAGAAATGAGAGATGTTCTCTACTTCTTTAAGCGTAATAAGACAGGTTCATTCGTAGATAATGGTCAGGAACCTGCTTTCTGGCCTTATTCTGGCGTTGATAATGCTATGGGCTGCGGAGTTCATGGCATAGCGACAGTAGTAGATGCGGGGTCATCTAATATTGACTATTTACTCGTAGCATCTTATAAAGGTGTTACGCTATTCAATGGTCGATATATTCTTCCCGAACTAACTTGGAAGATTCAGACTCGTTGGCTGCAAAATGAGTTCAAAACTAAGAATCGTATCATCCAAATGGTGAATGATTCAGTTAATCAGTTACTATACATTGTCATGACTGACCGAACAGTAATGTTTGGTAACTATGCTAATGGATTTGACCCTAAAAGTATTCGTTGGTGTCCGTGGACATTCGAGATTTCTGATAATAATTCGGTATATGTGAACACTCTGGCCCTTGTTAATGTGAGTGAACTTATTTTTGGATGTGACCAGGTGTAACCATGTCACTTGTAGTTCCCGACGCAGCAGAAATCCGATTTCTACAGCAAATTCTCAACCTGAATATGACTCTCAGGATATTTGGGAATAATGCTACTCCTGGACCTGCATCCACAGCCGCAAGTTTTACCGAAATTGCGGGTGGAGGATATGCAAATAAGCCTCTTACCTTTGCAAATTGGTCATTTACATCTGGTAGTCCTTCATTTGGTCTTTATCCTAAGCAATCATGGACGTTTACTGGAGCTATTAATGCTCCGGGAACGATTTATGGCTATTTCATTACACGAGATTCTGATGGATTATTGATGTGGGCGGAGAGATTTCCACCCGCTGCTGTTCCATTTACGCCCGGTGTTGGTAGTTTGGTTGAGGTAACTCCTAAATTTACGGGGAGCAGCGTCTACTAATGGCTACCATCATTACTTATATTCATTATACGATTTTCTTTGCTGACCTAGCAGAGTATAATGCTGCTGTAGCTGCTACTGGTGGTGGCGGCTATCAGCGTTGTCCTGAAACTGCTGCGGTCACATTTGGAATTGCTTGGCCTCCTGCGGGTGGAGATTGGACCCTTCTATCTAAAGGATTCCTAAGCGCGGGGCCTTTTACAATTCTGGGACACGTTCCAGAACCTTATAT